GAAGGAAGGCTTAAGAAGACTATGGCCGAACTACATGTTAGAGGTGCAAAATCAGCTAAAGTTGAAAGACGAATTATGGCACAATCATTAGCTCACGTCAATCGTAAAACAGGACGACTTGGACAAATAAGTAAGAATGATTTATATGTATCCAGTTTAAGGACACCAAAAAGAAGTGTAATCAATGAACTTCCTGTAGCAACAGCAATTAAGCCTCAAACTTCTTATACTATTCCTGAACCGTCAACAACTAATTATGAGATGAGAACACCAATACCAACCAGTGGACGTAATAGGCCACCTTTCTATGATAAAGTTAGTATCCCAGGAGAGAAACCACGTATAGGAAAAAAGGTTCCAAAATATGTACAATCTAGTAGTAGAACAATATATCCGCAAGATGTAGGTGTATCAGAATTGTCACCTGGCCACTACGAAGAAAGTAATGTCCAATTCACTCGGGGCAAAATATTAACTGATGCCCATTCCCCAATTGTCGAACTTTCAGTTGGAAGTGCAGGGCCATCAAAGGATGGGATCCCTTTCTTAGGTTCGACAAGAATGAAACCAATTGTTAATAATAGCGCAGGAAGATACTACCAACGTTTAGGTGGGATTGCACCAGGCTCTAATGGAGCTGTGCAACCTATGGTAAGATTCGCAAATGCAAGTACTGATGGACAAATAGTGCTAGATCAGATGGCTAAAGCAGAACAACCTCTGGCAAATATAGGTGGATCAGCACTTAACATTGCAAGAAGTAATTTAAGATTTAAACAAGGTTTCGGTGTAGTAAAAAATGCTGCAGTATAATAGTTGACCCTAGTCTATTAGAGGATTATAATCAAATAGGAGGTAACACAATGAAAATGTCTAATAACATATCTAAAGAAATGCTCGGAAAATCAAGACCATTTAGAAGTGGAAGAGTAATGGGTGTACCAAAAACTGCTGTTCCCAGTGTAAATACGTCAGTACTTTCCGTCGATCCGATAATAAATGCTAGAAGATCCAGAAGGATATTTCGTGGCAGATAAGGAAGTATATTATGTCTATGATAGGTAAATTTATAACCCCAGCATTATTGCCAACTGCAGGAGCTGTAGCAGGTAAGGTTGCATTTTCAGGAGTAGGACTTCTTCTTGGTGCTTCCGGAGCAAGAACAGTTATCCGGGGAATACGTAAAGGTGCACAAGCCACTGGCGTATTGTACGGCTCGCAAGCGCATGGCTATGGTAAAAGAGGCATGGATTCTGGTAATCTTAATACTGAAGGATTAGTTCAAGGTTTGCATAACAAACGAAGAACTATGAGGTAATAAATGCCCCCACAAATACGGTACGATAATCCAATTACACAACCAGCAGATTTAGGAATACACGAAAAAGTTACAGCAAGGATGCAGGAATTTTTCAATGATCCTGTTCGTACCGTAAAACATCAAGTAGATGAAGCACAAGTTTTAGGACTTCCTCTAAACCCATATAAAAAACCATTACAATATCTATTTACTGCCGGAATGTTGACAGGTACAATTCCTAAATTATTAAGTGCACCTGTAAAAGGATTTACAGGAAAAATAATACCGAAAGTATTTGCTCCATTCTTTGGTGCAAGATCACCATTAGGAGCAGCATCATTTGGTGCAATGTTAGGTTTTGCCACAAGTGAAGGAGATAAACCATTAGACGCTATGGTAGGTGGAGCTATCGGCGGCTTACTTATGTTTACTCCATGGGGAAAGAAACCTGGTGGTATATCAGGGCTATTCGGTTTACTACCTGACGAAGGTAGACTAGCTGCCAATATTTTCAATGTTTCAAGATATGGAATGACATCTGGTCCTGCAGTTTATGGTAAGTCACCATTTAGACCATCAGGAGCAGAGTTTGGGACTAGAGCAAATTTACCTAAAGGCCCTAGATCTGTAGAGTCCATACGATCTGCTAGATTGAATACATTTCAAACGAGAAGAACAAAATTTTCCAATCTTAGAGCTAGAGCTGCCAGGGTGCGAGCAAGGCCAACTATATATCAATTTAAGCGAGGAGATACTTTATCCGTACATAGACCAACAGTAGGTGCAAAAGCTGCAAAACGAACTATGGATAAACTTGTTAAGAAAACACAAAGAAAGGCAGCTAAATTACGAAGCCCAAAAGCATGGGATAAATTTTGGAAGTGGGCAACTGGTAGTAGAGATACACTTGGACTAGGAGCAATGGTCAAAGATGCTAAGTTAGAAGCTGCAACTGCTGCTTCAAGTGTTGCAGCAGAAGGTGGAGCAATCACTCTTGATAAGCTTCTAGCTAGTGAAGCAGTTATAAATAGACAAGCTTTATCATTATCAAAAGATGACCTATTACGTTTACAGGGATTTAAAAAATCTCCAGCATCAGCAACTATTGCAGATAGAGGGTCTATAGCAGGCGGAAGAGACATTCGGCTAGATAGAAAGCGACCATGGAAATATGAGTGGGTAACAACCAAAAAAGAAGGAATGACCATTCGAGAGAAAAAGGTTATAGAGTCTGCATTCAGCCCAACAGAAGCTACACTGGGTAAAGAATTTAAGACCGGTGGCTTTAGAACTCGAACAGGTGGGGGAAGAGTAGACATATATAGAAAAATTGGTGAAGCTCTAGGTCATAGATTTAAGAGTACAACACCAGAAAGCATAGTAAAAGAAACAGTAGATACCATAGCAAGGAAAGCTAAGGTTAAGAGACCTGCGGCTGCAGCTATGGCTTCACAAATGTTTGTATCTGCAACTGAAACTGCAATGACTGATCTCATGTTATATGGTATAAAAGGAAAACCAGCATTCTTAGGTTTTGGAACACAATTTAGAGGAAGTGCAACAGGTGAAATAATTAAACCTGTTATGAGAGGTAATATCATACAGAGAATAGCACGTCAGACCAGTCTTAAAAACTATCAGGCAATGTCTGCAGAATTTGCAGTTAAATCTGGAAGCGCAGCACTTATGAACCTAGATTTTGGACCAGGAGCGGCACCAATAAGTGAGACAAAGGCTGTTGCAATGATGAAGCATATGCTGAAAACAGATAAGCTGCCAGCAGAAAAAGCTTTAACACAAGTAATGATGGGAGCAAACAAAGAACTTCCTGCGGGCGCATATCAAAGAGTAACTAAAGCAATGAGTGGGAGCGCGGCAACAGGTGCAAGAAGTGTAGCCAAAGTAGGCGGAATGGCAGCATTATCCACTTTAGGAAGTCTCGCTTCTTTTACTTTCTGGACAGGACTTGGCGTCAGAGCTATTAAGAATGTTGGAAAACAAGCGCTTGGCACTATAGACGATTTAGCCAGAACTGCCGTAGCACTTCGGCAACCAGAATTTGGATCAGGAAGAGCACTTGTTACTCCACAAGCTAGTACGGAAAGACAACGAGCGATAACAGCTATAAATCAATCATCACTTAATGCCAGAACCTATCTAGGGAGAGAAGCAAAAATGTTTGCAGGTATGTAATATGAAAAAGAGATTTACAAAAGAAGAATTAAAGATCCTCAAAGCCAAACTATCACAAGATGAATATCGGCACTTGATCTATATGTCATTTCCATCAATCTGGATGGAAACGTATATGATCAATCCAAGAGATTTTAGGAAACCACTGAAGCTTCGAAAGTATCAACAAGAAATAGTAGACCATCAATCTAGCAAGAAGATACTCAGACTCGGACGCCAAATGGGCAAAACTTTTCAAATTGGAGGAGTTGCATTACAACATGCTGCAACATTAGGCCAGAGTAAAATACTAATAGTATGTCCGATGGAAAGCCATGTCAAAAATATATTCGATCAATTAAGGTATCAAATAGATTATAGCCCGCATATCAAATCTCTAATTCTGGCAATAACTAAGAGGCCTCTAGAAATTATAATGCACAATGGATCAACCATTAAAGGGTTTACAGCGGGAGCATCAAGCGGTGGACGTGGTACCTCTATTCGTGGCCAACAGGCATCTAGTTTGTTTGTAGATGAAGCTGACTATATTGACAATGAAACAATGGAAGCAGTTATGGCTACTATTACAGCCTATGCCAAAGATCCATTTGTCTGGCTCTCTTCCACTCCAACGGGACGAAGAGATTATTTTTATGATGCATTCTATAGCAAACAATACCGAACGTGGCATTTACCATCAAGCATTTCTCCCGACTGGACTCCGGAGAAGGAACAACTTTTTAGAACCCAATATAGTTCGCTAGGTTATCAGCATGAATTCGAGGCAGAATGGGGATCATCAGAATCAGGAGTGTTCCCTGTATGGGCACTTGAAAAAATTGTAACAGGTTCATTACTTGCAGATGCTGATGGAAAGTTAAGCCCTTATAGCTATAAAGACATTGATAGGATTAAACATTTATTCAAGACAAAGATTATGGGAGTGGACTGGAACAAGACGTGGGGAACGCGGATAGTGGTATGCGGAGTAGACGCGTACAGAAGACTATATGTAATTGGTAAGTGGATAATAGACGCTTCCGAATTTACTCAACATTATGGAGTCAGTAAGATCATCGAAATTAACAGACAATATAATCCTGATTATATAATGGTAGACGAAGGATTTGGATGTGTAGGACCTAAGACTTTAATCCAAACCATATCAGGTGTAAAATATGCGATTGATATTGAACAAGGTGACGAAGTTTTAACCCGATCAGGAGTGTATTGTAAAGTTAGAGCTAATATCCTAACAGAGCCAAAAGATACATATTTGTTGAAACCGTCCAAATGCCTCAAAACTATTATAAGCAATTCGCATCCATGTTTGATATATAGATCTACACTGAAAGGAAGATTCAATAACAAAGTCAAAGAAAGAGAACTAGTGTGGCTTTCTCCTCCTAATATAAACGCAAAAACAGATTTTGTAGCGATACCGAAGGAGAAAGCAGATACAGCATGTTCGAATTCTATGATAGATTTAATCGAATATATAGAAGACATCCAATATGATGAACAGCATATTTGGAATATCCATAGCTATTCTAGTATAACTAAGTTATCTGCCACAGCACTAGCTGACTATGCAAAATGTGGCACAGCAACTGTAGATAGAATAAGACGAGCAATCAGAGAAAAGGTCACGCTAACAGATTATCAGAAAAGGATAACCATAATTCTCGACGACGCTTTTGGAGAAGATTGGAAGATAACTAACCAAATAAAATTCAAACGATACATAGATGTAGCATCTGTTGAATTTCAGAATGTGCTAGGCTGGTATATATCTGAAGGTTATTGTGGTGCCAGCTCTATTGAAGTATGTCAAAAATCATGGAACCACACTAAGGAATTCTCACAATTCATAGAGAACGCTAATAAGTTGTTCCCAAATGTAACTATAGAACATAGATATAATGATGTAACAAGAGTTACAATTATGGGTAAGATAGTTGCAGACATTTTCAGGGTCTTCGGTGGCGAACATGCAAACGGAAAAAGAATACATCCATGTCTATTCAAGTTCTCGTGTAGCGAGCTATTGAAAGCCATCATACATGGAGATGGCTATATCAACGAGAAGATCGGATATATACAGTTATCATTCACCAGTTTTAGCTTGACTATGCAAATACGACAGATGTTTATAAATGAAGGCATACTTCCATCATTGTACAAATGGAAACCGCAAGGTACAAACCATGCGGAGCAGCTAAAAATATTGATAGATGGAGGAAAAGCGACAACCAAGAAGATAAACAAATTTCTAGGGATGAATATAAGGTCAAAGAACGAACAAAGAGACAGGCGAAAGTATATAGAAACTGAGAATTATATATTAGTTCCAATAGATAAACTTGAAAAAGCAGGAAATCGAGATGACCTAATAGATTTATCAATAGAAGGGGATCATACATTTGTTGGAAATGGATTCATATTACATAACACTATGCAAATAGAGGATCTACATTTGACAGGATTAAAACACCCATCATCAGGGTTATATGATAAAGTGTTTTCAGTTCCAACAGGTTCACATATACAGATAAAAGATGTAGTTACTGGAAACCAACGTAGTACTCCTGCTAAGAACTTTCTAGTTGAGTCAACTGTTAGAATGGTAGAAAGAGAAGCAATTTTAATGCCTGTAGAAGAATACTTTACAACAACAGAACGAGCAGGAAGAGTCGCAAGTAAGATGACTATAGGCGACCAGATGCGTAATTATTATATCAAGCATTATACTGCTACAGGTAGACCAGTCTATTCTGGCTCAGACGATCATGATCTTGATGCCTTGATGTTTTGTGTATATGGCCTAGTTACGCAAATTTCCAAAGCTACAAATCCTGCACATAGCCAATGCCAATACCAAAAGCCGGCAGTAGATAAATGGTGTATATTCTTATGGATACTATAGAGAAGGGTGCACAAAAGTTAAAGGATAAAGAACAAATAGGGAATAGACAATTAGGATACAGTTCAGATGAAACAAATCAAGAAGATAATTCAAGCCAAAATACATTCAGTCCAATTGACCAAATTACAAAATTAAATGCACCTAAGAAGTATAAGAGACAGCTTGGATTTAGTTCAGTACGCAGGAGAGGAAAAGCATGAGTACACAATTTAGAGATGTAAACTTTAGACCAAATTTTAATCCTGACATTCAGGCAGAAGAAGTAATACCTATACCTACACCGCCCCCAGAACAACCAGTCACTGCTATGATTGCAACTCCTGAAGAAGAGCAGCTTTCCCTCCAAGATATAGACGGGGCAGCAGAAATGGATGTAAATGACTTTCTTCAACGCGTAGCAATAACAAAAAGAAATGCCATTCAAATAGCTAGAAGAATAGACGCACATATGGCTATTCTAGAGAGCCGTAATAACAAGCTTACTATTGATGATCCAGCCATGATAGATAAATATGCAAATGTATTTGGGTTCCCAGATGGTGAATGTACTGTAGATTCGATAACTGGACAAAAACTTATCTGCAATGGAAAACCTCAACCATTCGTACTAGATACTCAAGCTATGAAATGTGCCAATAATATTGCCGACTATACCAACAAACGTGATTTGTCAGATAGTATAAATACCGACATAGAAAATGGAGACCCACCTGGAACGAGTTTCATGGAAAGTGTAGAAGAGGACACTAAGAAGTTCTTCCCCTCACTAGGCGGTTTCATTATACTATTGTTTAAAATATTCGCAAAGACGCTTGTAAAATTACTTATGGGATTGTTCTGTGGTATTCCAATACTTGAGGCTGTTGCGAAGAATGTTGCAAAGTTAGCATTCGCGTATATTGATTGCCCAACATTCGGGGCTATTCCTGGAATGTCAGCGCTGGCAATGGTTGCTGTTGTTGCGGGAATGGATCCAATAAAGAAATTAATAGACAAAATGTATGAAGATATTATAAATCAAAAAGAAGCACCAAGTGCTGAAGAAAATGAAACGCTTGGACAGCTTGGTGTAGATCTTATAAACGACTTAAATCCGATAACATGTTTTATAAAAAAATGGGAAAGCATCAATTTCGATGTATGCGAATCGGAATTGAGTATGGCCGAATTTGATAACCCTTATATACAGTCAGACGTGAACGACTTAATGGCAAGTACCAAAGTTGGAAGAGATAGAGCATCATGTAAGAATAAATGTAGTAAAAATTATACCCCTGCATTATCTGAAGTTGGAAACATGAAAGAGTTTGTCAAAGAGGTTAAGAAGCTGGAAATTAGAGATACCAATGTATTGGATTATACTTTCACAGGACTTAGTATTGCTGACGAACTCAAGAATGAGACAATAGTATATGGTATGCAAGCAGATGGCATAACCGCTAGTCTTAAAGAAAATGATAATACACCGTTTACAATAGACAAAGTACGTGGCAACATTTTAGGTATTTTCTCCGTAATAAATGAGTCACTTAAAGGTATAGATATGACTGTTTCTGCAAACGTACATCTAACGTTTGTACCGCCATGGGAAAAAGAACTGATATGCTGTCTTATTAGATTGCTCTATGTATTCCTTCCAAAGATAGCGGCAGGTAAGAAAGGGTTAACAGATTCTCAGAAAGAACAGTTGGATAATCTAGACAAATTCTTCAAAGGTGAGGATGAGGGTCGATTTGAGATCCAACCAGAGACTATAGCATGGATCGGTATTATAGATTCAGTATTGTCTTATCTACTTGGAAGTGCTGAAGTGAACATAGATTTTGAAATACCTACAGACTTATCAATAGTTATGGCTGCTATCGAAATCGCTTTAGTAGAGACAATGTCGTTTGCAACTGACATCTTATATGCAAAGATAAAAGAATGGACAGCCAGCATTAGGTCACCGGAAGCGCCAGGCATTGCAGCTGCTATAGAAGCATGCGAGCCAGCCAATTTTATGTTTAACCTTTTAGACTGCGAGATAGATGGTCTCATGTTGAAGCTAAGAGAATTTATGTCTTCTATGTGGGTAAAATCTAACGCAGTAATGAAGTCATTTAATATGACATTTGAGATAGTAGTAAGAAGTAGGAACCTAAAATTACTCAAGAATGTTCTATCACTAATAAAGAATATCAGCGCCAATCTCCAAGGTTTCTGTGGACTTGATAATATAACACCACCATGGGTAGCCGATGAAATAGTAGAATCTGCAACAGGTGCATCAACAAGTGCTGATACCGGTTCAACATCCGAACCGCTCAACACAACAGCAAACAAGCTAGCACAAATTGTTATGAACCCAATCATAAATCCTGATATTTTGTTAGGACCAGATCCAGACGACTTTATAAATGCCCAAATGTTTAGAAGCAGCGGAGATGGGCCTCTAGGGTTTACATTACAAAATTCTCCAATGTATGACCGATTTAAACCGGAAGAGCCAAAAGTAGAAGAAGCACCAATCGGAGCAACTAAAGCAACTACGACTGAAGCTGAACCTTTACTACATCCTATTACAACATGTGATGATACTGGCAAAAATGTACTTAGGGAGAATAAAAGCTTCATTCGAAAAATACAGGAAGACAATCCTATAAACGACTGGTTTAGTTGACCAAGAGTAGTAGCAATGGTAGAATAACTGAGAACAAAAGGAAACACAATGGGACTTTTCGACATATTTAAGACAAAGAAGCAACTTGTCAATGATTTATATAGTGAACTAGAAAAAGCAGCTATTGCAAGAGGCAGACAGATATATACTAAGGATGCTTCCCCTACTAATCCTGCTCTGACTAAACCTCCAATCGGTCGAGGAAAATTGAAATTCGTTAACAAAGAACTTGAGCGCAGAATAATGCGCGGCAAAGTATATATAAACCAATATAACTTGGGCGATATGCTTCTTGCTTACCAAGGTGAAGCATATTTCAAATATGCAGTTGACAGATATATCGAAAGTGTTTTAAGAAATAGCTGGACGATAGTCAGTAAAAATCCAAGGGTTACAGACAACCTTAACAAAAGGATTAATGAGATAGAAACAGTAAGTGGTACTACAATGGCCGAATTCTTTAGGGATTTACTATCTCAAATACTTATTCATGGTAATGCATTTTTAGCACTTGAACGAAATTCTAAATCTTCAACAGGTAGAGAATACGTAAACTGGACAGGAAAAAAGATACAACCTATTTCTACTTTCTATATAGAAAATGCCAGAAAAATGTCAATAGGGCAAAACGATGCAGGTAAATTGTCATATATAAAAATAAAGCGCCAAGCACAAATGCTAAATGACTGGAATTATAATCCATATAATCCAGCTATACTTCCATTTAGTGGCGGCGTAGATAAGCTTATTGCGAGTGCGGCATTAAATGGTAAACGTAGATCAACAAACAACAATGATTACAGAGTATTTAATACTGACTCTATGAAGCATATTAGATATCACCATATTCCTGGAGCAAAATGGGCAATGCCCCCATTTCATCCTGTCCTACTTGATATAGACACGCTTCGTAAAATAGAGTCAAACGTAGAATTGCTAATGTTTCAGTTTGGCCATCTAATGCTTCATGCTTCTGTTGGCGATGACAACCGCTCTGGTTCTCAGTCAGAAATAGATAACGTAACCCACCAACTTGCAAATATGGCAGGTAATGGATTTCTTACTACTGACAATAGAGTTAAGATAGAAGCACTTGGTGCAGAAGGTAGAGCTATTCGTGCCGAAGGTTATCTTGATTTTTTCAAGAAAAGAGTACTTGCAGGGTTATGGTTAAATGAGACTAGTGCGGGAGAAACAGGAGCAAGCAGAAATACTGGAGATATTATTGATGAGATACGCCAAGATAAAACAATTGAACTAATGCAAATAATACAAATGGCTATGGAACCAATATTATGTGAACTACTTTTAGAGGCAGGAACAAATGTTACACTTGACTGGATTCTACGCCCAGAAAATAAACCAACTCTCTTTTTCCCTGAAGTAGACCTTGCTAAAAAGATAACTTTGGAGAATCATATATACACATTATACGCTGGTAATCTAATAACAGCAAGTGAAGCTAGAAATGAAATAGGACGAGAACCATTGCCAGATAAACAATGGCAAGATATGTTTGTACATCGTGTTACTATTCCAGCCAAAGCTGCAGCTACAAGTTCAAAACTAAAAGCCTCACAAGAAGAGATAAAAAAGACTAATCAACATGGAACTAAGTTAGGGCCAACACGACGTGTAAACTAAGTTAGGTTGACTACGCATGTTCCATATTCTATAATGAAAAATAAGGAGTCACTATTATGCCTAACGACACAACCATTTTCTTCAGGGATGTGATAGTAATCGATGATAAAAGTACCGTGGGGCTCCTAGCGAAAGATGCTTCAACGATAGACATACCGAAGAATTATCAATCGCCAGCGAGAACCGACAAAGATAATAATTTATTTAATAAGGTTTTAGCCACGGTCAAAGAAATGTATGACAAACCCGTACTACTTGTTGAAACAGATGCAACTCACTATGGGTATGTTAATGGTAATTATAGCCTATATGATACTGCTTTCATTAAATCAAATGCAAAAACATTTACCACTAACTTTGTAAAACCGGTTGTTATGGATCATTTTCCAGCAGCCTCCAACGTAGTTGGCAGAATAATTGCAGCAGTACCAGTTACATATAAATTGGATCAAAGTCAGAAAGATGCAATTAATATCCCTAGTGGCCACATTAAGACTTTCACAGTAATTCCAGATGCCCAAGCAATAGAGAAAATTATGGATGGCAGGTTTATGACTGTCAGTATTGGTGGCTATTCTAGAAGTGAAGTCACTTGTTCTATATGTGGTAAACATGTAAGAGATCCATCTTGTGACCATGAACGAGGAAATTATTACGATGCGGATGATAACAAAGTTGACGCTAAGACTAAAGGCGCTAAACTTGCATATAGGAAGTTTGGAAATCTTGAGTATGCTGAACTAAGCTTTGTAGCATGTCCAGCTGATGTCTTAGCCGTCAATAAACGATTTGAGATGACAAGTGACACCCAAGACGGACTTTGGGACGCAATTAATATAGTAAAAGGTAAAATTGGCGCATGCGACATCCCACAAACGCATGGCATATATAATGATAAATCGTCTTTAATTTTTGGTGAAAATGGGAAGGAAAAAGGTAGTCTCCTTTATTTTACTGATCAGCTGCAGACAATCCTAGAACCATCTCATGACATCAAGACTACAGAAAATATAGATAAACTGCTTAACGACAGCGGATACCAATGTATAGGTGATATTTGCACTATTGCAGATGCTGCCGATAAAGTTGTGGACGTCGCTGACGATACTAAGCCACCTAAAGATTCTGGTGCCAATCCTCCAGAGGAAGACAACAGCGACAGTCATCAAGAAAACCTTGATAAACCTCAAGAGGATGAAAAACCATGTAAGAATTGTGGTGGAAACGTTGTCAATAATACTGACGACGACAATGCAGAAGAGGAGGATACATATATGCAGAACCGTTTCACGAAACTGAATATATTAGCATCCATACTAGAGCACAACGCCATAGAACAGGATGTAGCAATAAAAGAGCTCCTCGACTGTGGTATCGTTTTTAGCGATAAAACTCCATCCATCAAGGAAATGAGTGAAATCATTGATAAAGAACTTGACAGAATGGAAAAGAATGACGCAAAGCTTACCACCAAGAAACGTAAAAGTCTCAAATCTTCTACGTTTTGCGGCCCAGACAGATCATGGCCAGTCCCTGACTGTAAGCATGTAAGCGTAGCTAAATCATACTTAAGCAATTCTAAAGTGACAAAGAAATATTCTACATCACAGATTGCTAGTATCAGAGCGTGTGTCAATCGTAAAGCTAATGCACTTGGATGCACTTCTAGCAAGAAAAAAACAAACAATGCCCAAACAAATCCGAAGGAGAACCAAATGGAAGAACTCGTTTTCAACAACGTTGAAGAGCTCTTGGCTTCTCAACCAGTGCAAGCAGCACTTGATGAATCTATCACGGAACGTGATCAAACTATCGAAATGTTGACTTCCCGGTTGAAAGCGGTAACAATTGATAGAATCATTGAGCTCTCCAAAAAGATGAATAAACAGTTGGTGCAAAACCTCATAGCAGCTAAGCCAGAAGATACTGAAACTGTGCGACAAGCTGTTTGTGATAAACTGCTAGGTCGAACATTAGATTCCGTAGAAGACACTTATACTGATTTACGCAATGAGTATGAAAATGGTGACTTCAATGACAAAAGTGAAGACCCTGCTAACGCAGATCTAACTAATGCCGCTGATCGGAATCTTTCCGACGCAGGTACACCAAACAATGGTGATAAACCAGAAGATAACCCCAACAATGGGGAACCCCAATCTACACCAGATGGTAACAAACCTGAAGAAGGAAGTGGAAATGTTGACGACGTCAATAATCCAAATTCCAATTCAAGTAATGCGAACTCTGATGACTCGGCAGGTACACCTTCTGCCAGTGGGGATAGTGGCAAACAACGCATCCGCGTTCAAAGCCTCTAAACAATAACTACCTTTAAGTAAGGAGGAAATCACAAATGCGTGAATTTTTCAACTTCACAGCACCAGGCCAGTACCTGAGCATGACTCAACGCGACATGGATGCCGTCTTCAAAACAGATGGTATCAAATGGGGTTTTGAGGTTAGTGAGGGTGTGAGACCTGCTGACCCATTTATGCCGAATCGGTATCTCCCTATTCGTAGAGAGGTTTACAGCGAAGGTTTTCAGAGAACAGCTATCGTAATACCAACAGGTACAATCGTTAGCGCGCTCCCTGTCTTCAATAGAGAGTATTATACTACTAATTCTACAGGAATTAGCGGCGTAGCACCTTTCAATGGGACTACATTATCTGGCCAAATCGCCCTAGGCGAAGGATATACAGCTACCGGATCCGCTCCAATCTTATCAGTCTACGTTGATAATAACGTAGAAGCGTTTGGAGATAAAGTTAATTTGGCTGGAACAATAGCCAATGGTGGAACATCTGTCCTAGATGCATACAGCACTTACGATACATCACGTGGAAGACTTAAGTCTGATGGTACAGCCATCAACGCTGCCACTGATAACTATTCAAGAGCTGCAAACATCCCAATTGGAGTCGTGACAGATGACATTCTTATCGATGATAGAGGCCAACGCCTAAACTTCACTGAGAATGTATTCCAGAGATTCCAAGATATGATCACTGATTGGTTCGTAGCAGTACCTTATGTAATTGCTGACGAATCAAGCAAAAGCCTTTCATATGCTGGCGAAGCATTTAAGGTTACTGAGTCTGCCGGAGTACAGACAATGGATACAGGAGCATATGAAGATGTCTACAAGTTAGGTATCCCATATCTGTATGCAGAAAGTATGGCAGAACTTCAAATTGGAGTTTTCATATCTTCAGACTTTAATGGTAAATACGTTCCACAGTATACCAGTAACGTAATGACAGGTGCAAAAACTGTGCAAACAGTTGCTAAACTTGTCAGCTTGGATAACAAGTTTCCAAAAGACTTAACAGAATTAGTCCAGGTTTACAATGAGTCTATGGTTGGTGGTACAGGCACATACGGCCTGCCACATATTCTGTTTCTTTTCGTATATACGATTCTGAAAAATTGGAATGGTGCAGTCGCACCTACCTATGCTCAGATCGTTGCGGCGATAAACAGTGGTCGGTTCGGCATGGCCCGAATGAATCTGCATGTAAGTTAAGGAGTAGACGATGATAACACAAGATATACTAGGCAAAATCGTCGAGTTTTCAACTGACGTTGATGACATGCAAGCAGAAGATGTTCTTGAGGTAGCTGAACTGATAAAAGCGACGATGAAATCTGATGGACAGTTGCTCGTACCAGGAGTAAACGCTTCAGAAAGTCGTTTCGCTAGACTGAAGGTTAAGGATCTTTTGACAGAAAAAGATCTTCTACCATTGTTACCACAAGCCATTACGCATGTCTTGTTAAATGAAATAGAACCAGAAGCCGTTATTTACAACACTTTCTTCCATGAATTTGGTGTAACCCGTAACGGTACTTTTGTGATTCATAATATTGGTCCGATGACAGCCGGAGCTGTTGCAAATAATGGTGAATACCCAGAAGCCAGTTTTGCAACTGACAAAACCGGATTTAGAATTGATGTATCGACTGCAAAGTTCGGTCTTCAAATCACTATATCTGATGAAGTTATCGAAGATAACCTAATCGGTATTATCGGCCTATGGTTAAAAAGAGCTAGTAATGCTCTTGTACGGAACCGTGAAAAAATGGCAATGGATGCTATACAAAATTATGGCATCATTACTCATGACAACAGCAATCCAGATGGATACACATGGGACGTCAAGTCTTATAGTGGAAGAGGTATCGACGGCGTAGCCAACGGTACACCTAGTCTTGAAGATATGATGGAAATGTATGTTAGAGCTATGTTGGAAGGTTTCTTCCTAGATACTTTATGCATGCATCCCCTAGCATGGCAGATGTTTATGACAGATCCCGAAATGAAGGAAATTGTCCTAAGCAACAACGTCATAACATCTTTTAGAGCTCCTCTTGGAAAGCGCGCACCCGGATGGACACAGCTAAGCAATCCGCTAGGATTGAACTGGAACAAAGGTACAGGAACTAATACCCTGGACCCATCTGTTACCAAACTTGGCGCAAATCCGTGGTTAAGAACACAAAACGTTTTAGGTAATACATGGAATATACCACCTAGGTATTTCCCAACACCTCTAACAATTGTTGTCACACCATACGTGCCGTTTGGTTCAGTACAGGTTCCTGCCCCAGGTGGAGGAACAACAATGTCAAAATATTGGTCAGACCTAATTTTCGCACAGGCTGATGAATGCGGTTTAGTTCTCAGAAAACTTGATCCGATCACGGAAACATTTGAGAATAAAGAAAAAGAATACCGCAAGATTCGCATGAAGGAGATTTTTGGTATGGCGATAATGAATCAAGGTAAAGCGATTAGAATTGCTAAAAGAGCGATAATCGGTAGAAACTATGTATTCCAGAACACAAACAGTGTTGCTCTCGCAGAGTTAAACACAACTACAACACAACCATCTGGAACAACATGGTAATCGATTTTAATTAACATAAAAATCAATAGAGCCTGGCCCGAAGTACAATTTCGGGCCACTGCTCTTTTTTTAGGAGAATATAAAATGACAAATACTAAAGTAGAAAAAACTAGTAAGACTAGTAAAACAAAGCCAAAATCAAAGAAACAGAAGCGACTAGATCGTTCTCTGGAAATGCGGCACTTACCGCTACCAGCTAATGCAGGTGATAAACATTTCGAGCATTTTGATGTATTTTTTAGCATTGGTAGCCAAGCTACATGGGCTACTAGTGACAATACAATCCGCTTAAATATATTTGGAGATAACGGTAAAGCAATTATTACTGGCCAAACGGGCACAGATGACGCATTGCATTATCCTGAAATCTTTAAAGCGTTGCAGACTAAATCATTAATAAGGATTAAAGAACCAATTACGTCTAGTGTAAAAACAACGATTGATGAATTAAGTGGGCTAAGAGAAGAATCAGGAATAGCCCAAAATCTAGCATTCCGTATACTGACAAAAGAAGAAGAAGAAACGGTTATGAAAGAGATTGATCAAACTGAAGATATATTATTGCTTCGTGCGATGGTTGAGTTCGAATCAGAAGGTAGGAACATAGTAAAACATCGCAGACAGAATGTAATTGATAAAGTCAAGGATAGACTTGATACACTAATAGATAAAGGTGGGATGGTTACATATCGTGAAATAGGTGAAACTGTTACACTCGAGTTAGACCCTGCAGATCCAAAGCAAAAGATAAAGCAAACTCACAATCTTGGCGAAGGAGCTCCAACGCTTTTTGATGATGCTGAATTCAAAATTACTAGAAGTAAGGATGGCCATTTCACAAGCGATGGTGTTCCTGAAGTTGGCGAAGAGTATAGGAATAAGGTAGCGCAAGAGGCAAAAGAGTAATTGTCTAGATATGGAATATAACATATGCTGCAAATTACTGATATCACTCCACAGAATTCACAAACAAATGTATTTAGAGATGAAGTAATTGAAATTACTTTCAACAAAGAGGTGGCAAGTGCAAGTCTGATTGCCACTAACTTTGCCCTATATGTTATGCCGGGATATACTGCTCAACTCCCTTTAACTATATCCAAAACGGGAAACATAGTAAAACTTGCACCTCAATATGATTTTGAACCTAACCAAGCATATCAGTTATTAATAATTGGGGACAATAATATTAGCGATTCCATTCCTTTTGGTATCGTAGCAGATGACACTGATACTATGGATGGCAACAGTATAATAAGCTTTACTACAGGTGCAGATAGAAAAGCAGATATAGTTGTTGATATAGATTTAGATTTCGAAACTGAAACGGGCACACCAGAGCCAGATGTAACTGATGCATATATAGATGTAGTCAGTACAAACCCAGCCAACTATGCTACCTTTGTTAGTGGTATGGATAATATTGACGTAAACTTTGATACTACACCAATTGCTCCAAACGTCAAAGCTATAAGTATAGTAGGAGAAGCACTAGTATTTGGTGCAACTGTAAATATCCCAACCGTCAGTGGCTGCACAACAGATGGGAACACACTACATTTTCTTACAGATAATGAATACTCTATAAATACTGAATATGTGGTGGTTGTTGATAAAGACTATATTAGTGGTGGCGTAGGATATGGGGCAGAAATGCAGGCTGATTATATATTCAGATTTCTCAGCCCAATATTCCCATATTATGCAAAACCTAGAAATATCAGACTAAAAGCTCCACATATAGCAGGAGATAATGTCCCAGATTATTTGCTCTGGCAGTTGATACTAGATGCTAGTCTAGAAGCAAATCAGCTACTAGGAATTAGTTCTCTACTTCCTTCCCAGGTCAGCAGGGAACTGAATCAACTTGTTGTGTGTCTAGTACTTTATTGGCTTGCCCTAGGATTAGTATATGGTTCAATTCGTGGCATAAAAATGAAAGAGCTAGCGGATTTGCGAATAGAATACGATCCTAAGCAACTCAAAGATGCAATAGAGGATTACAAAGAATGTGTAGAGAATTTACTTATGGATCTAGGTGTATCTAGAAATGCAGCCAGTGGGATTAAAAGTGGCAATAATGTTTACTATCCAGGAAGACGAAGACCTATACATAGTCCTAACTGGAGCGAGCAAAACTGGGCAGCCGATCAAAATCTAGGAAACGATAGCGAGACGTAATGGTAAAACTTAGAGACATACGAAGCGCTGAAAGTGCATTTCTTGGCAATATTCCTAACTGGGGTGGTATCAACCTTAAATGGGAATTCGATAGGATAGTAGAAGAAACAGGTTGGTGGATGCTTATCAGAAGTATGCGTCTTGGAGAGTATAGTGAATATTGGGATTCAATACATAAGGCTGCACGAGGAGGTCCAAAATGGTTGTATGATTTATATCTTGTCAAAGGAAGAAGAGTAGAGCAGCAGCGCTATAACGCAGAAAAAGTATCGAGAGAGGGATTGAGACAAGAATTCTATACTATATACTTTATTAAATCTGATTTACCAATCAAGAAGGAAGACCAGATCATTGAAATATGGGAAGGGACTGCAGATATACTACCGCGAACCATTCATGTCAAAGAAGCTTTTGACATTCAAATGGTTGAGCATAAAATAGATAGAAAGCTTGCATTCAATAAATGTTATTGCGATTTGGATTCTCCAAAAGGAGACTCAACTCTAAAGTATGGATTCCAAATTAATACAGCAGAAGTAAAATAGAAGGAGAAATAAAATGAGTGAAAGAACATATAAAACTACTAATATTGCAATAGCTGCAACATTAATAAGTGGGTGTAACATATTAGAAGATGGTACAGCCGTAAAACAAGCAGCAGTAGAAATGAAAGACATACGTCCATCGAATAACTCTAGAAATGGTTCTAGACGTATGGATGATATGTGTGAATTTTTGTTCACTGATACGCCAGAGAGAGAAAAAATCACTATGGCGTATGCGGGAAAACGTGCACTTGTAGAGCCATGTGAGTTCCAGAATACTATTCGGAACTTAAAACAAATGGTTAAAGAGTATTTTAGAAATCAACAGGATTAAGTTATGGTTAAAAGGTTGTGGGATGTAGCAAATCTAAAGCCTATGCTAATTGATCACTTGAAGTTTTGTGACTTGGTTGGAGTTATAGTTAATGCCTATAATAAGCATTTCCTTGAGGATACCAGGGCACACATATATTATTCCGCAGCATATCCTGATGATATCAGAGGTGAGACAGGCGACCCGGTTGATTATCGGTATATGATAACGTATGATATATGGAGAAGAGAAGATGGGTCAATTGGTACTGATCCTTTTACCTCTAAAAAAGAACGAGTTTTACGTCCAAGAGGACAAGTCAGAATGGATGACAACACGACTCGAACTATATATGGTAAAAGATTCGACAATATGATCCGCTTTGATTGCTTCGCGCCAACAACGCAAGAAGCAAATGAACTTATTAAGGTCTTTGAGATTATCATGGAAATACACATGGGCTCACTAAAAGCACTTGGCGTTGACCAGATAACCTACGAAGGAAGACTGTCGCCAATGGTATTTGAAAGAAGCAAATACCGATCGCGCGCTTGTTTATACTATGTGCGTGAAGAGTTACAACTCTATAGAGATGAAAATGCTATTAGACTCATTGAGGCAGATCTAAAGATTGCCGAAAACGAGTATGATCAGCATCACATAGGAGAAGTATCAAACTAAAACGGAGGTACATGAAATGGCAAACCTATATGACAGTATAATAAATGTCAATAGCCTTAATGGTACCATTAGCCAGGTCATTGATAATAATATAGAACTACCGCCGCAACCTGTTACATCCAATGCAATTTTGGTAATAGGAACGGCGCAAAAGGGTCCACTGTATACACCGGTACGACTAACCAATATC